GTCATCTGCTTCGGTGCGCCACCGAAGTTGCCGATGATAGAATCAGCGTCAGTCATCTGATTCACATAACCTAAATCTACTAATCTACCCATATATTAAGTTTTAAAATGTTGCTTCTACCGATACATCCACGTCAGAGTAGTATGCACCTTCTCCTTCGCCCACTACGGCCATAAGAGGTGTCACAGTGACCACATCGCCCGTACCCGAGCCTGTCTGCACTCCGAGTGAGTTATACACCTTCCACGCATAACTGACCGCACCCGCGTAGGTGCTGCCGTTCTTCGTGATACTCAAACCCCATGATGCGCTCTGACCGGGTGCGAGATAGCCTGTGTTACCCGAGTAGCCAGCACCTGTCTTTATGGTATGGACAATCTGATAATCGTCAGCTATGTCGTTTATTCTCTGCGAATCCTGTGCCTTGACTGCGTTATCCTTGAAGAGCTTGCAGACGAAGATGTTACCGCCTGTGACCATATCCCTGTCCACAGTCAGAGTTGCACCTGTCTGCCCGGATATCTCCACTCCGTCCTTATACCACTTGACGGTATATCCACCGCTACCGATAGTGACCGTACTTGTGCCGAAGTAGGCGTTAGCGGTCAAGGTGGTGTTGGTGTTGTTAGTGTCAAGTTCCACTCTCGGAGTGATAATGACAAGGTTGTAACCTGTATCACCACCTGCCTGTATGATGACATCTACACTACCTTCGATGGTGTCGTTCATGCCGTTGCTGGCATAGCTGACATCATAGGTGATTTGCTTGTTGGCAATCACACCGCTACCTACAAGGTTCTTGACAATCTTGAGGTCATAATACTGCTTGCCTGTCTGCGAGTCGGTATAAATCCTCGCTTGGAAGCTGTCATTGGAAGTAGAGGTCTGGAACGTGCTTGTAAGTGTGGGGAACGTAAGGGCCGTTCCGTTGTATTTCCATACCACTCCCGATATCTCCACAGGGAATCCTGCGGCAGAACGTACTCCAACTCTGATGATAGGCTGATTGGCGGCTACAGTCCAATCGGGAACAGGGGCATAGGTCTCTTTGTTCACCACTTGGAACAGCGCACTGCCATTACCATTCGAGTCGATAATGTCTCGTGTGACAATCACTTGGTCTCCGTTTCTGACAAAGCGGACGGAGAACGCCGCACCTGCTGTACTCATTATTTATCCTTTTTTAGTTCTTCAAAACATTCAAGCTCGGTCAAGACCTCACCACCCAGCATAGAGGCGGCCTCGGCTATGTCCTGGGAAACCCTCAATAACTCATTCTCGTTCACTACCATCTTCGTGGTGAAACAAGTCCTGTGGATAGAGGCCGGTAATCCGTACCTCTCCGCTTTCTTTATGTCAACTATCGAATACCTCATATCAGTAAGAAATTTCCGTCATTATCAGTCAATGGGTCTCCGTCAGTAGGCCCGTCTGCGTGTGAGGCTGAAAGTCCGTCTGTGGCCAACTGATACACGTTATGAGGCTCTACCTCAAACCAATAGTCAAAGAATGAGTCGTTCTTCGTAAATCCTATACCCAGATTGTCTATGCTCACTGCGAGATAAGGGCCTAACTGCCATGCCTTCGCGGTTGCATACTTCCACTCGCTGTTCTCATAGAATCGGGCCTGTGTGTACCACTGAATCAGATAATACAGCTCCGGGTACTCGACCATCCTGTCCCTCAAGTTGATGATGACAGAGTTGGTATAGAAGTCCTGTGACACGCTTATATCCGATGCTCTCATGCCACCGCCACCGACAGGCATCGTATGCCTCTGATTGCAACCTATCGTGGCTCTTGCGACAATATCGCTATCCTTGAGGAACTGCACCTCATAACTGGCCGCACCGATAAGCCTCATATCGAAACTGACGGTCGGATAAGTGGCATAAGTCAGTTCGGGCGATGCAGCCGAGTTTGGCACGAGTGCCGTACTCTCTCCGAGTCTTACAACCCTCATTGTGAATCCCGTAGGGAGAGTGGACTGTGAGTTAGAGCCTATAGTGAGGTTTACATTCACGTCCTGCTCAAACGAATATCCGTTCTTGTAGGAATCCCTCGTACTCTGTACCGATATGCCCCTTGCGACCTTGTAATCGTAAAGGAGAAGGTCATCATACAAAGCATCCCAAGTGATAAGGGGTTTATCCACAGAGCAGTCAATCTTGTCCTCACCCTTGTTGACAGTCGTGAGTGCCATCTCATCACTCTCAACGGCATATACCGCACCTGTTCGCCAATCAAGGAACTCACCTTTGAAGGTAAGCACCACCTCACTTCCGACAGGCAGGTTCTTATTTACACTCAACGTGCCTCGTGAGTCGGAAGTAGAAGTGTCAATCGTGTAGTCGGTGTCAACAGTCCACACGTCTGCAATCGGCTCTCCGTTAACAAACCATTGTATCGTACCGAGATATTCGTTTGCAGGGCCATGACGGAATATGTTGTCCGGGTCTATAGCGCGTACATAAGGGTAGATGACAGTCGGTGTCAGCAACCTATTAGGTACATAAGAAGGCGATGCGCCTGACGTGTCTGCCGTCTGCGCCGCCGTAGAGTCTGGACTGATACACGATAACTGACAACCTGTTATCAAAGGTTCGAACTTAACCCTTGTATGAGTCCTTCTGCTTATAAATGTATTCTCATTCATAGTTTATGAAAAATAATCTACCGTTGCTTGTTGTGCCTCTATTCCGTTCACCTCATCAGATGCAGTCACAGTGAATACGGCCATCAACTGATGTATTCCGTCTATACCCAAGTCAGTGAAGGCAATCGGGAACGGATTGTTCACACTAGTGTGCTGTGCGTTCCAAACCGCATCAGAGGCCGAGTCGCCTGTGTTTCTCGTCACTGCAAGATGCGTGAACCGACTCGTCACATCTTCGCCATATCCGTTCCACACAGTGACAGTCACATATTCCGTCTCACCCGGCGCGAGTGAGCCACCTTTGGATTGGTCAACCGATGCCCTGTACCCTATCCTCTCGAATTGGTCTATCTGACCGAAGATATAGGCGTTTCCGAACACCTGTCCATAGCCATGAAAATGCTTCGTATATGGATTACCCTGTCGGTCTATGGCCTGCATCGAGAATCCTTCCAAGTGACCGACTATCTGATAATAGTTGGATGATTGGAAGTTCCAAGTGCTTACACCTGTCAGAGCGAGCGAATACTCTGTCGTGGTGTATATGAATGACTGCCTAGCGGTGTTGCTTATGTTACCTCTGCCTGCGAAGTGCATCATAGCGAAAGGATGAATACCATTACCGCCCTGCTGGGTGCTTCTCAAGATATAGGTGAAGTTCTCATTATGACTACCGCTTACTCCTGTGATTTGGAAGTAAATGGTCTTGAATCCTGCGAATGTGAAGTTACCTTGGTGGTCATCGGATGATACCTCTGCGTTGCCGTTCCTGTCATGCCAAATACCCATACACAAATCTCCGACTGCGATTGCACCTATCTCTCCGTCATCGAGTTTGAGCTTTCCACTACCTATGCCTAGAGTCTCATTAGGTGTGACAGACTCGATGATGCCACCTCCGAAGGTGTCCCAACGGATTCCTGTATAGATAGAAACCCTGTTGTATCTCAGTTCGGGAACGTCAAGCCACTCCCACAACTTAAGACCACGCATCTCTCCAAAGCCATATCCATCTATCTTACCGCCATGCCCCAAAAGACCTTCGTTGAAGTCACCGAACTGAACACCCTCATTGGCTATTACGGTCTTTTCGTGGGTAATCTGTCCTGAGACAGTGTCATCGTGAGTCTTACTTAAGAACTCCCTGTAACTCTTCAAGGCAGAATAGACGTTGTTATCTGTTGGTGTTGTATCATCATAAAATCCGATTATCTGCACGTTCATCCCACCCTCTCCGTACATTCCACCGCCATAGACAGACCCAGTCATCGCCATTGAGTTGATTTTTGCCTCTAGAGCGTCTAATCGAGAATACTTGGCACTATCGCCCACATAGACGATGAAGTTCCTGTACGGCTTATCTAACGGGTACTCAAAGCCATAAATCCTAGACTCAAGGTCATTGGCGAACAGAGCATCATTGACCAGCTTGACCACTGTGCCTGCACCATAGAAGTGAGTCTTGGAATAAGAAGGCATCAGAGCCACTTCATAAGTCTTCTTATATTGGAGTATCTGTTTCAGATAGTTAATAGCGCTCGACTGCAAGCTGTTCTCTGCCGATGCGATAGAGCCTGTTGATTGGAACGTGGTATCGATACCTGTCATCACGAACTTATCAGCATCATCCGGGTGAGCCATCTCATCCGGCAACTCCCTTCCGTAATCCTCATTCCAAACTATAGCGAACAACGCGCCATTCTCGTTCACTTCCACGAAGGCAAGGTCAAAGGTCATACCCGACATATCGCCTTCAAGGAATACAGCCTTCAAATCTCCTATGATATACTTCTCGTCAAAGTCAGTCAGAGAAGGAACGAGTATCTCATACTGAATGGTGTCATACTCTTCGTCAGAGTTAGCGTATTTCTTCCTTACAGGAACTTCAACCAATGTCCACTCATCGATGATGAATCGAGGGTACTCATCAGGGAAGATGCATACCAACTCAACTACATTGGCATCGCTGACACTAGCATCCTGCACATAGTCACTCGTTATCTTTATTCCGTCCTGCGTGACAGGGCTGTCAAGTATAGGCAGTCTAAGGTTTCTAGATACCACACCTGTCTTGACCGCATCACTAGTATCGGTAGAGCTAAACCAGCCTGTAGGTATGTTCCCCTTTATCGGGTAATCGAAGGTAATCGTCATACCTACTGATATCTGACTCCACGTTCCCAATACCTGTATCAAGTGACTGTCATCATCAGTTGAAGGTTGTCTCTGCGGATTGATGATGACACTGCCTACGTTAGTGTCTGTGGTCAGATAAGACTCTGCAGAGCCAAACGCGAGTTCTGCGGCACCGACATACATCTCCACATAGCATACAGGAGTCCTGTTCTCCCAATAGTGCTGCTCATGTCCGTATTCCCAACCCGAGAACATCCACTCATACCACTCACCTGTGTACAGGTCAACGTATATCACTCCTTCTTCCGGTGTGATAGGATATGTGTATGAGCTGTCATAATAAGGCTCGCCATTGTAAAACCAACACTCCACCGAGTTCATCGAATAGATGTCATACGGACTGAGTGCCTCTCTCAGATATTCCTCATAATCCTGCACCTCGATATAAAGGGTGTCGTAGGCCATTGACAAGGTCTTGGCAGGTATGTTGGCAAATGACGCTGTTATAGACTGAACGCAAGTGCCTGTGGTCGGTTGCGGGTCGCTTCTCAGAAGAGCCATCGCAGGTTGTGACGGGTCTTGGCTGTTCTTGAGGTACGGCACTATCTTGGCACTCAACGTAGCGACTCGGTTGCCCGACAACTGACTGCCTCCATAGTAAGCGACATACTTCAACCTCAATGTAACGGCCAAATCCTCTATGTCACAAGGGATAGTGCCTGTGATGAATCCTGTGAAACTCTGCGCATCACTATTGAACGTGGTGAGTTTCCAATTCTTGAGATACTCGTTGTTCGTTCCATAGTGTAGGTCGGTCTGCATATTCAATCCAAACTGCTTCTTACCCGATGTATATGCGGACCAATTCCATATCGTCTCCTGTCCGGGCGTTTCCACACCCTCAAACATATCCACAGTCACAGGCTTGTTCAGTCTGATATAGTGGTTGGTGTCATCCTTCTCCGTAACTACGAACTGCAAGGTCTTTCTGTAGTGGTCAGGGATATTGACATCACTACCGAACGGATATATCCTAGTAGCGAAAGTGTCATTACTCTTGCTCTCCGACATATACTGTACATTAGAGTTCATCGTCAGCTCTATGGGTGAGTTGGCATCCTTGCACAGACCAAAGTGAACGACCTTACCCACTACCCACCACTCACAACTGAACGCATTGGCAATCTCCGTCAGTGCGGCGAGTATGCTTGTGTTCGAGTACTTGACTTCCTTCTGTTGTGCGGTCACAGTCTGGTCATATACCACAGACCAAGTGTTATCCTCTACAGCCTGTATGTTGGACAAGAGCATCTGCCTGTGTATCTCTATCGTATCGGTTATGCCGAACGATGCCTCACTAGCACCGCTAGAAGGCCTGTATTTGACGACTTTGTTACCCCACCTGTAATAATATGCCTCAAAGGTCACGTCATAGTCATACGCGCCATTTCTCGCATTCCTAGTAGGGCTGTAAGGTCTGTTCAGCACAAACTTCATTGTCGTACCTCCTTCAGCAATCTGAATATAATCGCCAATCTGCAGATAGACAACGCTCGCCCGGCTGAACTTGAGTCTCACCTCGTCAGTGTCCATTAGCTTGAATATCCTCGTGCAGTCCTTGCCTACGATGAACTCAAGCACTTCCGAATTTCCTCTGTATATCTTCATAATACGACTACAGTTGATTCTTTCATCAGTTCGTATTCGCAGTCATCAGTCAGCTTCACTATCTTCACCACAGAATAACCTCGCGCCTCTATCTTCACCTTCGCGCCATGCATGAGGTAAATCTTATACACCTCCTTGTTGCCTTCCAATACAGCCTTGTTCTCACTCCTGCCTATAAGGGCAAACTCATAACCTCTAGTGAAGTCCACGTCATTATCATCGACATAAACACCATAGGCCTTGAGGTCATCCTTGTACTTGCGGAACATCTCATAGTCCGGGAATCGTCTCAATGATGCATACTCTGCACCCCTAGAGGTGAAGAACAGATGACACAACTCACTGAGGTTTCTGACACGGTCAACGTCATTACAAGCACCATTCTGCTTGAGTATCTTCTTTATGTTCGATATTCCTGTCATAGTCTTACGAATTAGGTACTGCTCTGTCTGTCGGGTCTGGCTCGGTCAGTCTCAGTATGAACTTGCCGAATCCACGTCTGAATTGAGTGAACTGCTGACAACTGACATACCAACACTTGTACTGCACAGTAGGCTGATACTTGGTCTTTATCGTCAACAGGCCTTTCTTGAGTTCGGTACAGAAACTATCGTACCTTTTGAAGAAGGTAGTCTCATCATTCGCGCTGATACAGATAACCAACTGCAGGTCTCTCGAATCCACGCATATACTACCACTCTGCCTGTCATCTATGATAGTCTCTCCGTTACTTAAGGCACTTGCCTCACGAATGTACTCCTTTGCAGGTGGCGGTGTCATAAGGGCACTCAAACCACTTGTGTCCATATATGCGTGCCACGTTGAGTACGCATCATATCCGTTTATGTAAAGTTCCCCTGTCATATATTCTCTGTGTTTTTAGCTATCTTCTCTACATTCTCACCCCAACCGCTCATCTTCTTGGTGTACTTCTCGATATTCACAAGTGATGCGACTCCCAACGCGGTCTGAGTAAGTATATCACCCAATACCCCGTTGTTCTCGGTCACTACCGACTGAAGTGTCTGAAGGATGTCCAAAGAAGACTTCATACTCTCGGCTATCGCTTGGTTACTCATCTGAAACGCGGTGAACCTGCCTTCGAGTGCGCTTCCGGTCTCTTCGGACATAGTGGCCAATGACCTCTGCGAACCGCCCGTGATACCTTCAGTCCGGCCACTCATCAATCTATCTGCCCAAGCAAACTCTGAGTCTATCTCCTTCTGCAGGGTGTCAGCCATTTGCAGGAGTTTATTCTGTTCATCGTAATCAAGTACTCCGTCAAACATATACTGCGCTAGTTTCCTGCGTATCTCTGCCATAATACCCGAAGACTCCGTAGCGGCCTTTATAGCCTCCTTCACAGTGTCTTTCATCAACTTAACCACAGTGTCCTTGGCACTCGTTGCCTTGTCCTCACCGCTTTCCCACGCGCTTGCATAGGCATCAGCGAATGAGGTTATGGCCGATGTGATGTCACTACCGATAATGGCATCTATGGCCTTCTCCTTTGTGGCATCTATCTGACGGTCAAGTGAACGCAACTGCTCTTCGTAAGACTCAACAGCAGATTGGTCAACGTTCTTCTTGTCCAACTCTTCCTCCAACTGCCTCTGTACGAGGTCTCTCTGCTGTTCGAGATTCTCAGCCTCCTGCAAATAAAGCTGACTCTGCTTCTGACCGAAAGCCTTACCTATTGCATCATTCAAGTCATCATAGGCAAGTTTCAGAGCTACTATCTGTCGCCTGTATGACTCTATCGCGCCAGCTTGTGCGGAATCCACATTCTCGGCCAATATCTTTGCTAGCTCAGTGCCACCGCCTAATACGGCACCGATGATAGCACCATAACCGCCACCGACTGCGGCTCCCGTCTGTG